ATGGCCATCGACGACTACGCCACGCGCGACATGCGCATGATGAAGATCGTTGACACGTTCAACCGCTTGCCCATCAACGTGATCTACACCGCGCACACGATGGACCTCGACGGCATGGATGACGAGGGCAACGAGACGTCCACCGCCATGCCGATGCTCGGTAGCCAGAACAACGGCAAGCTGAGCCGCAAGGTGTGTGGCAAGGTGACGCTGGTGGGCCACCTTGACGTCATTCGTGGTGAGAAGGAGGAGGGCAAGACCAAGAAGGCGCCGACTGTGCGCCGGTTGTACACCGAAGCGGTCCCGGGCATCTTTGCCAAGAACCGCGTCGGCCTCGGCGAGTACGTGGACAACCCCACCATTCCGCTCCTGCTGGAGCTCGCTGAAGAAGCACGACAGAACGCTGCGGGCGCAACGACCCGCACCCGTCGGTCACGCAGAGGAGCATGACACATGGCAGGACGAGCAACCCGTGGTGCCCGCAAGGTCATCACGCAGGAGACCGGCATCTCCGGCAGCTTCAAGGGCGTGGAGTACAAGGAGTCCGGGGGCGGCTATGACGGCCCCCCTCCGCCGCGTGGCCTGTACCCGGCCAAGCTGACGAGCGTGGGTGCGCACACCACCGGCGACACGGCCATCGTGTGGACCTTTGACATCACCACCGGCAAGTACGCGGGGTGGCGTGGGTGGGTCTACAGCGACATGGACAACGCGCAGTGGAAGACGCAACAGATCCTGGTCGCGCTGGGTGTGATCGAGCCGGAGGGCGAGATCAACAAGACCTACGACCAGATCATGAAGGAGGCTGGCGACTGCCGCGTGCAGATCATCACAGAGGACTACCAGGACGAGCTGCGGCCCAAGGTGAAGAACGTCCTGAAGCCGTCGGAGCAGTCTGCTGACGCGGACGACGAGGACGACGCGGACGACGAGGACTTCGATGACAAGAAGCCCGCCGCCAAGACGTCCGGCCGCAGCAAGAAGGCGGATCCCGATCCGGAGGATGACGAGCCTGCCACGGACGACGAGGCGCGCGAGGCCCGCGAGGAGGAGCTCAGCGATCTCAAGCTCCCGGCGCTGAAGAAGGCGGCCAAGGAAGCCGGGCTGGCGCTGGCGGACTACCGGGGCAAGTCCGAGGAGGAGCTCGTGGAGCTCATTCTGGACAAGGAGTTCCCGGAGGGAGACGACAAGGAGTCCGACGACGGCATCGACCTCGACGCGCTGGAAGAGGAGCTGGAAGACCTCGACCTCACCGCGCTGAAGAAGAAGGCCGTGGAGTTCGGCGCGAAGCGCACGGAGCTCAAGGACCTGGACGAGGAAGAGCTGATCGACCTCATCCTGGAGAAGGCCGAGGAGCAGAACCCCTCGTTCTGAGCCACCGCTTCTCCGCGCGAAACAGGGCGGGCTTCCTTCGGGAGGTCCGCCCTTTCGACGCGACGTCCTGCACTCGCAACGGGTTTTCATGGTGCCCGCGTTGCACGGCCGTCGCCCCACCCTGTCTCGCATGCCACCTCACGACAGCCCAGCGACGACGTGTGGCCACCCAGACACGTGGTTCGGCGCGTGGTGCCCGACAGGCCTTCTACACACGTCTCTCCCTCCGCCCCAAAAAGGACTACCGGGGTACCCGAAAAAATGGGGGTGGGGGTACGCGCGCGTTAAGCCCCCTACCCGAATTTTTTTGGGCGCACCCCGCCCGGGGGTAGGGGGGAGGGATGACGGTTAACGAATCCGGTGATTCGTACATGAAACATCTACGAGTTTGTTTCTGGGGCTGCGGTAGGGCAGGGTGTGGGGGCGGCCCTCGGCAGCACTCATACAACTTCAGATTTCCGGGTCCTGCGGCAGTAGTACTCGAAGTAGTAGGTAGTAGTAGTTACTTACTACAAACACATCATCTCTCATATAAGGAGGAGGAATGGTGATGGCGGATGATGCCCTTTCGCAGAGTGATGGTGGGTGGGGTGGTGCACGAGAGAAGAAGTGGCATGAAACCGGCAAGCGCGCCGTGGTCATGGTGGATGCGCAGGCGTACGAGCTGGTGACGACGCTCGCCAAGATGTGCCTGCGCCCCAACAAGGACCTGTGCTCGCAGATCTTCGCCATTGGCCTGGAGCAGCTGACGGGGTACACCATCGAGCAGCTGTGTGAACGGAAGTTCACGGTGGAGATGCGCGCCATCCGCCAGCGCACCAAGGCATGCACGACGGAAGCCGTGCGGGACCGCGCTGCCCTGCTGCAGATGATGCCCGAGGACGAGGAGTGACCGGCAAGCCCCGGAAGAACCGCCCATCGTACGAAGGAAAGCGAGCAATCAACCAACACCTACATCACCACCACGACGGCGTCTTGGGGCAGGGCACCGTAGAAGAACGTCTCGTGATGCACGACGACCTACACTTTGACGCGGGTAAGGCGGGTACTCCTCTCGGCCACGCTCACGAGGGATATCAGGAAGGCGAAAGCATCAACGACATCGCTCGGCGAATGCTCGCCGACGGCACTGCGGCAGAATAGATCTCGGAGAACCATGAGCACAATCTCTGACGCCAGAGCGCTGTTCGCGCCGTGGCTTGTGGGCGCGGCCAGCGACGGCGAGCACCGCGCGTACTGCCCGCTGCACGAAGACCCGACGACGTCGTCGTCACCGTCCGCCAGCTTCAAGTTCAAGTCTGGTCTGTTCCAGTGCTTCGCGGGCTGCGGTGGTCTGTCCATCAAGGACCTGACGCAGTTGCTGCGCGATGACGGCACCCTCCCCTCCCCGTCCGGCCGCAGCCGGGGCGGCAAGACGCCGGTCGGCGAGAACCCCACGCCGGAAGCGAAGTTGCCCAGCGAGGCGTTCCTGCAGGAGGCGACGGAGCGGTTGCTGGGCAGTGCGGCCAACATGTTGCTGATGAAGGAGAAGCGCGGGCTCAGTCTGGAGACCATCGAGAAGTTCGGCATCGGGTTCCACGAAGGACGCTTCACCATTCCGGTGCGCGACGCGCAGGGCAAGCTGGTGAACGTGCGGCGGTACAAGCCGAACGCCACCGAGCCCAAGGACAAGATGATGAGCTGGAGCCGGGGCACCGGCAGCCGTCGTCTGTTCCTTCCAGACGTACTGGAGCACCACGACGAGATCGTGTTGGTCGAGGGTGAGATGGATGCCATCATCGGCCAGCAGTACGGGCTTCCCACGATGAGCCACACGGCGGGCGCCACGGCGTGGGACGCGCGCTGGAACTTGGAGTTCGAGGACAAGGTCGTCTTCATCTGCTACGACTGCGACGACACCGGGCGGCGGGGCGCGCGTAAGGTCGAGGGGCAGCTTCAGCGGTACGCCAAGAAGGTACACGTCATTGCCTTGCCCCTGAAGGACAAGGGCGCAGACCTCACGAACTACTTCGTGGACCAGGGTCACACCGCCGCCGACTTCAAGGGCCTCATGGAGGAGGCCCGCAATCGCGTCAGCAAGGCCGCCCACCTCGGCCACATCCGGGCGCAACAACCGAAGAAGGTGACTCTGGAGCGCAGCATGGATGCGCGGTACCACGAGGTGCCGCTGGAGTTCACGGCGCAAGTCGCAGGCAAGGTGCAGCCCGCGTACATGATGCCGCGCCGCATCGAGCTCAACTGCAACGAAGGTGGTGGGGCGCGATGCAGCCGGTGCCCCATCAGCGGACGCAACCATCTGGAGGTAGACGTCCCCGAGCACGACCCGTTGATCCTGGAGTTGGTGGACAAGAACACCGAGTCAAGTCGTGCGGTCATGTTGCGGCACAGCGGGATCCCTCACACGTGCCCGGACGTGGAGATCACAGAGCGGGAGATGTACTCGGTGGAGGAGCTCATCACGGTGCCGCCCGCCGACGAGCAGGTGGCCAGCGTGAACCCCGTCGACCGCCGAGTGTACAACGTCGGGCAGTTCGACACGCCGGTCAACACGAAGATTAAGTTCGTGGGGGTCAATACCACCAGCAAGCGCGACCGCCGGTCCAGTCTGCAGACGTGGGTCAGCGAGCGCACCACCACGAGCCTGGAGGAGTTCGTGATGGACGCCGCGATGAAGAAGCGGTTGTCCGTGTTCCACCCGGCGCCGGGTCAGCGCCCCATCCAGAAGATGCGGGAGATCGCACAGGACCTGGAAGCCAACGTGACGCGCATCTTTGGTCGTGAAGAGCTGCACATCGCGTACGACCTGGTGTGGCACAGCGCGTTGAACTTCCGGTTCAAGGGCGTCGACGTGGGCAAGGGCTGGCTGGAGTTGCTGGTGATCGGCGACACCCGTACCGGCAAGAGCGAAGCGGCGCATCGGCTGTGCCGCCACTACCGCGCGGGAGTGCTGACCACCTGCGAGGGCGCCACGTTTGCCGGTCTGGTGGGCGGGGCGCAGCAGCTGGCCAACACGTGGATGGTGAGCTGGGGCACCATCCCGCTGAACGACACGCGGTTGGTCGTCCTGGACGAGTTCGGTGGCATTGCGGAGAAGGGCATCATCGAGCAGATGTCCAGCGTCCGCAGCAGTGGCAAGGCGCAGATCAACAAGATCGTGAAGCAGGAGACCCAGGCGCGGACCCGACTGATCTGGATCGCGAACCCGGCGGATGGCCGACGCCTCAACGAGCTCAGTAACGGCGCCATCGACGCTATCAAGACGTTGGCCAAGAACCCAGAAGACGTCGCTCGATTCGACTTCGCGATGGCGGTGGCGAGCAGCGAGGTGGACAGCGCCACCATCAACAGCGATGAGCCGCCCACCGTGAAACACCGCTACACGGAGACGCTGTGCAGCGACCTGGTCACGTGGGCCTGGAGTCGCAGCGTGGACCAGATCATCTGGCAGGAAGGCGTCGAGAGCCGCGTGCTGGACGAGGCCCAGAAGTTGGGCAGCCAGTACATCACGGAGCCGCCGCTGATCCAGGTCGAGAACGTGCGGTTGAAGATCGCCCGCCTCGCCGTGGCCGTCGCAGCCCGGCTGTTCAGCAGCGACACCACGGGCGAGTTCCTGGTGGTGAAGTCAGAACATGTTGAGGCGGCAGTGAAGTTGCTGGATCGCTTCTACAAGATGCCCAGCATGGGGTACAAGAACCACAGCGCCCGCGTGCTGCGGGACCGGGAGAAGGCGCGGGCCAACAAAGAGTTCATCCTGGACTACCTGCGTCAGCGCAGTGACGTGTTCGACGTCCTGCAGTCCGTGGGTGGTGACCCGTTCAAGCTTCGTGACTTCGAAGAGTTCGCCGCGCTCGGTCGTCTCGAGGCACAGGAAGTGGTGCGGGTACTGAAGGTCCACAAGATGGTGCGTCAGATGAGCAAGGGCTACATGCGCGCCGAGCCGGGCATGATTGAGATCGTGAAGAAGCTGGAGGAGGAGTGGGACGAGTAGAGACGTGGCGCCACGCCGTCACGTGCGCCATGCTGGTGCTGCGGTGGTCGCCTGGTGGGCAACGCGGACGGGCGACCAGTGCAGTGGAGCGAGGTAGGACCGCCGAAGCCACACCCTCCCGGGTCACGCCGTGCAACCCCTACCTCGCTCCCGCCACTCGGCAGGAGGGCTGATGAGCAACAAGGACGCCGGGTTCACCGGCGAGTGGATCGTGCGGGTGCACGGCATCACGGGCCCGGAAGACGCGGACCGGACGTGGGATCGCATCATCACGGCCATCAAAGGGCAGGCAGGCCTGGAGCGCGCCGAGGTCGTCTTTGACGAGAGTCGTTGGCAGGGCGGTGACTTCTGATGTTCAAGGTGTACGTGCCATACTCCGACCATCTGAAATCGGTGGCGGTACTCGACGATGACCTGTTGTGGCAACAGCTCCACGACATGCAGGGGCTGCTGGCGGTGCTGTGCGAGTTCGCCCCTCGATCCCGGTTCTTGGCCGTGAAGCAATGGCGCGGGTACGAGGGGTTCTTGTTGCTGTATCTGCGACGGATGCAGGTGGAGTGCCAGAAGCGCGACCTGGGTTCGTGGTCTGATGAAGATCGCGACAACCCGTACGCCTCTGCGTGGGGCATGCTGGCACGAGCGGGGAAGAAGCTGGCACCACTGGCTCCGCGTTGGATCGGTGGGCATTGGTTCCTGGCCAGCAACCGCAGTGAGCTCATCCGCCTCAACCCCACGCACTACGCGCAGCGCTTCCCCACGACTCCGATGGAGATGCCGTTCCTGTTCCCGCAGAACACGGAGACGTTCGACTACACCATCAGCGTCAGCAAGCAGGACAGCGACCTCCTGGAGGACCACGAGCGCGTCATCCCGGCGCCGTTCGTCGAACACGTTCGTGCGAAAGGACTTATCTGGTGAAGGTGCTCATCCTGGGGTGCGGCCCCGCTGGCCTCCTCGCAGCCCACGCGGCCAGCTTCATGCCGGACGTGGAGATCAAGGTCGTGAGCAAGAAGCGCCCGTCCGAGTTGTTCGGCTGTCAGTACCTGCACGGCCCCATACCGGGGCTGATCCTGCCGACCACGACCGTGCACTACCTGCTGAACGGCACCGAGGAGGGCTACGCCACCAAGGTGTACGGGAGCCGCCTCATGGCCGGTCAGGTCAGCCCCGCCGCGTTGCACGGCACGCATCCGGCGTGGGACCTGCGGGAGGCGTACCGCCAGCTGTACGACTGGTACGAAAGCAGCATCGAAGACTGCGAGCTGTATCCCGACACGATCCCCGACCTGCTGACGCATCTCCAGCCTGACCTGACGATCAGCAGCATCCCGCTTCCCGTGCTGTGTCAGCGGGAAGAGCACGCCTTCCGCAGCCAGGACTGCTGGGCTCTCGGCGACGCCCCGGAGCGCGGGCAGAGTGTGCCGGTGCCGTGCCCGGCTGACACCATCGTGTGCAACGGAGACCCCGACACGGGGTGGTACCGCGTCTCCAACGTCTTCGGGTACAAGACGGCCGAGTGGCCGGGGCTGCGCCCCCGTCCGCCGTTCACCGGCGTGGTGCCGTTCAGCAAGCCCCTGGCGACCACGTGCGACTGCTGGCAGCCGGATCTCGTGCCGCAGGCCAATCCCTCCATCCTCCGCGTCGGTCGGTACGGCACCTGGACCAAGGGCGTGCTCAGTCACGAAGCGTTCAACCGCACCATCGCTGTGCTCAACGAAAGGGTTTCTCGGTGAAGTATGTTCTCGGAGCTGTGGTCGTCGCCGCACTGGTCCTCTGGATCGTGGCGAGCGCCAGCCCGGACAAGCGAGAGCGTTGCAATGCGGAGGGAGATGTGCGGTACATCGGCAGCAGCAAGTACATGTGCGAGCGGACCCCCTCCTCGGGGCTGCGCTGGACCTGGACCATTGGATTGGTGCGATGACTGCGGCACAACGGATTGCGAAGGTCATCAGGAACGTTCTCCTGGAGGACGTCCTGTACTCCCGACACGAGCGCGTTGCGGTGGCCTTGAGCGGTGGTGTGGACTCGTGCAGCATTCTGGCGGCCATGCTAGCCGCCAAGATGCGCCCTATCATCGTGAGCTACACGCCGAGCACGCATCAATCCACGGACTTCAAGATGGCCAAGAGCTGCGCCGAGGCACACGACCTGGAGTTCCACCCGGCGGTCTTCCCGATGACGGCAGGGCAACTGGAGGCGTGTGCCCGCGAGGTCATCAAGTTGGGGTACTGGCACAAGGTGCAGATTGAGTGTCTGGTGCCGCTCATCGCCATTCACACTACGGCGCACCAGTTCGGAGCCAGCACCATCTTCACCGGCGACCAGGCCGACGGGTATTTCGCGCTGAGCAAATGGGCCAGCCACAACGCTGACCGGGCTGCGGGTGTGCCGCGCGGGGAGCGCACCAACGTGCAGCAGGACACGACTCCGGAGCGCATCGACCACCTCCGCCAGCGGTACTGGGATCTGGACAAGTCGTGCAGCCAGGGCGTCCAAGCACTCGGTCGTAAGTGGGGTCTGGAGGTCGTGGTGCCGTACCGCAATCCGCGCATCCATCGCGCGTTCTTGGGTACGTTGTGGAGCGAGGTGAACCGCCCGCGCGCCAAGGAGCCGATTAGGCTCGCCTTCGAAGAAGAGCTGAAGACCATTCCGACCCGCAAACTTCCCGTGAACCTGCACAAGGGTGACAGCGAGTTCGCTGCCACGATGGGGAAGATGCTGATGGCGCAGCCCCATCTTCAAGGACCCTGGAAGACGCCGACTGGGCTGTATGCAGCCATGGCACGAGGAGACGTATGAACAAGTTGGCTCCGCGCATGGCCACCGAGCGCACGCCGGGGTGCGTGCTGCGGCCGGTGGTGGCGCTGGACATCGACGGCACGCTGTTCAACTGGCACGATGACTTCCTGCAGTTCGCGTGGAGGTGGTTGCACGGTCGGCATCTCATACCACGCGAAGACTGGTTCATGCTGCGGGATGGCCAGTCGATGGCGCGGCATTTGGGCGTCACGAAGGAGAAGTACCGCGAGTGCAAGCTGGCGTACCGCCAGAGCGGCCTGAAGCGCGACCTTCAGGCATTCCCCGGCGCCCACGAGCTGGTGCGTGCCGTGCGGGAGGCGGGCGCGGAGGTCTGGGTATGTACGACGCGCCCGTACCTGCGCCTCGACAACATCGACCCCGATACGCGGGAGCTATTGGAGCGCAACAACCTTCAGGTAGACGGCGTCATCTTCGGCGACAACAAGTACCGTGACCTCACGGAGATGGTCGGTGCGGAGCGGGTCGTGGGGGTGCTCGACGACCTCCCAGAGATGGTCATCGAGGCCTACCACCACGGTCTGCCGGTGAGGCTGATTGAGCGCCACCACAATCAGGAGTGGTGGAAGAGCGACGGGAAGTGGGTGGAGAAGGGCCTCGGCTGGTCCTCCCTGCGCCACCTCCCCGCAGCCCAGGAATGGCTCCTGGCTGAGATCAAGGAATGGAAGGCCACGAACGATGTCAGGTAATTCTCGCGAGCAGGTGTGGGATGTGTACGCCAACGCGATCCAGGTGTTCGACAAGAAGAACGACGACTACGGCGACGCGTGGCGGAGGAACGGTTGGCGTGGCAACCTGTCCCGCATCTTCGAGAAGAACGAGCGGGTGCGCAACCTGCTGTGGCGCACCGACCCGCGCACTCCGGCGGTCGGTGACGAGACCGCCGTGGAGACGTTGCGGGACATGCTGAACACCATCGCCTTCGCCATCATCAACCTGGAGGAGGAGGTGGAGTACGGCAACGAGGTCCCGCGTAGCCAGCGTCTCACCCACATCGCTGAGAAATACACCCCCGGCGACGGGCTCAAGTTCTTCGACGAGGTGAACAACGAACTCCCGCACCTGACTACGGACAAGATCACGGGGGAGCCGGTGCGCACGGAGGTCATTCCCAGCACCACGATGGCGGAGGCGCTGGCCTCGCCCCTGCAGATGGGCCCTGACGAGATGCGTCCTGCAGAGGCGGAAGGCACGGGGCGAGTGACGCGAAAGACCCGGCAGAGGCCGGTGACCGACAACCCGCAGGCGTGACGGAGCGGGGTGGCTCTGGTCGCCCCGCTTCACCAAGGAGCGCAATGTCTTTCGTGAGTCTGCATCACCACACCACGCTGAGCTACGGCGACGGGTTCAAGATGCCCGAAGAGCACGTGCTGCGATGCGCGGAGCTGGGGTACCCGGCGCAGGCCGTCACCGAGCACGGCAACGTGAGCAGCCACGTGCGCCACGAGAAGGCGGCGAAGGCGCACGGCCTCAAGCCCATCTTCGGCGTGGAGCTGTACTGCGAGACAGGTGATCCACGCGGCCAGCTGAAGAACCACCTGACCGTGGTGGCAGAGACCCAGGAGGGGTACAGCAACCTCCTCCGCCTGGTCAGTGACAGCTGGACCAACTTCAAGTACAAGCCGACCACCACGCGGGAGATGCTGGCGCGCTACAGCGACGGGCTCGTGGTGATGAGCGGGTGCCTCGGCGGCGAGCTGGCCACCGCGACCTACGGCGGTAAGGACATTCCGGAGAAGTCCACGGCGGACATGAAGGACGCCGGTCGGGTGGTGCGCTGGTTCAAGGAAGTGTTCGACGACCGGTACTACCTGGAGGTGCAACCCCATCCGACTCTCCAGAAACAGGTGGCGTACAACGAAGCTCTGCTGCACCTGAGCTCCCGCTATGACGTGCCGATCGTCGCGACGCTGGACTGCCACTACCCCGAGGCCAGCGACCAGGACATGTACCCGGTGCTGCACGCCATTGCGCGCGGCGGGCGCCACAACACGGTGGAGGGGCAGAGCCAGAGCTGGGAGTACGACATCCTGCTGGCACCGCAGGGAGCCAAAGACGTCTACCGGGGGCTGCGGAAGGCTGGTCTGGGGCGGGAGTGGGCGCACGGTGCCATGGAGAACACACTGGCCATCGCTGACCGGTGCACCGTGGAGATCCCCAAGTTCGATGACCTGAAGTTCCCAGGCGACACGACGAGCGCGGAGCTCCTGCGGGAGTGGGCGCGGAAGGGCTGGCGCTACCGTGGCTTCCATCGACTCCGGGGGCCGGAGCGTCAACGTTATCTCGACCGGGTTCGCTACGAGTTGGGCCTCGTCCTGACGAAGGGTTTTGAGGACTACTTCCTCGTTGTCAGTGACGTCGTCCGCTGGGCCAAGGATCACGGCATCCCCGTGGGTCCCGCTCGCGGATCCGCCGCCGCCTCGTTGGTGTGCTACTTGCTTCGCATTACTGAGGTTGACCCGATGGAGTTCCCCAACCTCATCTTCGAGCGGTTCATCGACCTGAACCGGCACGACCTCCCCGACATCGATCTCGACTTCGATGACGAGCAGCGCTGGCGCGTGCGGCAGTACCTCGTCGACAAGTACGGCGCTGAGCGCGTAGGCAACCTCGGGACCTTCGTGCAGTACAAGGGAAAGAACTCCCTGGACGACATCGCGCGGGTGTACCAGATCCCGTTCGGTGAGGTGGAGTCGGTCAAGGAAATGCTCATCGAGCGCTCCTCCGGCGACCTGCGTGGGTCGGCGACCATCGAAGACTCTATCGCCATGTTCCCGAAGGTGGCGGAGGTGTTCAAGCGCCACCCGAAGTTGAAGCAGGCACAACGACTCGAAGGCAACGTGAAGGGTCACAGCGTGCACGCCGCTGGGCTGGTCATCGCCAACCAACCGCTCACGGATGGGATGGCGGTCTACACCAGGCTCGACAGCAAGACCGGCGAGCGGGCGTCGGTCCTGAGCATCGACAAGTACGACGCGGACTACATCAACGCGCTGAAGGCGGACTTTCTGGGCCTCACCACGATGGGCATGGTCCGTCGGTGCCTGGAGATGATCGGGATGACGCTGGAGGAGCTGTACCAGGTGCCCCGCAACGAGGAGGCGGTGTACGAAGCCTTCCGCCGCAACGAGGTCATCGGTGTGTTCCAGTTCGATGGTCGCGCGATGCGGTCGGTGAACCGCGAGGTGAAGCCCGACACGTTCGCCGAGGTGTGTGACATCAACGCGCTGGCACGCCCTGGCCCCCTGCACTCCGGGGCGGCGGCGGAGTACATCCAGGTGAAGCACGGGCGCAAGAAGGCGGAGTTCCTGCACGCCAAGGTCTCCGAGATCACGGCGCATACGAATCAGCAGATCGTGTATCAGGAACAGATCCTGCGCGTGGTGCGGGAGCTGGGCAACTTCACGTGGGAAGAGGCCGCCACCATCCGCAAGCTCATCAGCAAGAAGCAAGGTGAGCAGGCGTTCAACCGGATGCAGCAACTCTTCCTGGACGGCTGCGCCAGCAACGGCGTGAAGGCGGCGGTGGCCCAGAAGATCTGGAAGCAACTCGTGACGGCCGGTGCCTACGCGTTCAACGCGGCGCACTGCGTCTCGTACGGGATGCTGGCGTACTGGACCATGTGGTTGAAGGTCAACCACCCCTTGGAGTTCTACTGCGCCGCCCTGCAGAAGTACGACCCGAAGACCAAGGGCTTCGACCT